TTGGCGGCTAATATCTTGGCCACAGACACCACCATAACGGTGTCCAACGTAGACGGCTTGGCTACCGCCGGGTTCATCAAGATTGGTAACGAGACAATCAGCTACCCCAACGTTGATCCGGTAAACAATCAGTTGCTCAACTGTGCCCGTGGACAGAACGGCACGACTGCCGCAGCGCATACCGCTGGGCCTACTGCCTTGTTGACGGTGCAGAACCTGCCCGCTATCAACGTGTGGCCTACGCCTAACGCCCCCGGTAACCAGTACATGTTTGTGTACTACCGCATGCGCCGTATTCAGGATGCTGGCACGGGCGTGACCGTGCAAGATATCCCGTTCCGTTTTATCCCCTGCATGGTGGCCGGGTTGGCCTATCTGTTGAGCATGAAGCTGCCAGATGTTGACCCCCAGCGCGTGATGGGCCTGAAGGCAGAGTACGAGCAGCAGTGGGACTTAGCCCAGTCAGAAGACCGCGATACCTCTCCGTTGAGATTCGTGCCAAGGAATACGTTCTATGCCTAATCGGTTCGCCTCGGGCAAACATGCGATTGCTGAATGCGACCGTTGTGCGCAGAGGTACATGCTCAAGGAATTAAAGACGCAGGTAGTCAAAACTAAGCCATTCAAGGTCAAGGTTTGCCCAGCATGCTGGGACCCAGATCAACCGCAGTTGCAATTGGGTATGTATCCAGTTAATGACCCGCAAGCTGTGCGCGAACCGCGTCCTGACGTGAGCTACCAAGTTTCGGGTCAAAGTGGCCTACAGATTTTGTTGACGGACAGCACAACCCAAGACGGGTTTGGGTACCCAGAGCAAGGCAGTCGGGTCTTCCAATGGGGGTACAACCCTGTTGGCGGAGCAAGTGGGTTTGATACGCTTTTAACGCCAAATAGCTTGGTGTTGGCGGTAGAACTTGGTACAGTTACGGTTACAACGACATAAGGAGTCGATCATGGACAAAAAAGATTTGGCGCAAGACAAAAAGACGGTGGCTGGTGCCGTGCATAAGCACGAGAAAAAGCTGCATCCCGGTCAACCTATGACTAAATTGGCCAAGGGCGGCAAGACCAATCTGCAAATGAAGCAGTTGGGTCGTGGTCTGGCTAAAGTGGCTAACCAGAAGAAGTCCTCGTTCACCTATAAAAAGGGAGCTTGATATGGCTAAGTTCAGCAAAAAAGTAATGGGCAAAGAAGTTGGCAATGCCAACATCTACGCAGAGCCTCATACGGGCGCTGAAGCGGGCGTGGACATCAAGAACAGTGGCTACCAAGGCGGTAACCGTTTCACTGCTAATGACGTGAATATGTCTGTTGCCAACATCAGTCGTGACCCATACAAGGCTCCAAAGACTAGCGGCGTTGTTACACGTGGCAATGGCGCAGCTACTAAAGGCATCACCGCACGAGGCCCGATGGCTTGATATGAATTACACGCAACTGTTCAATAACATTCAGTCGTACACGGAAAATAATTTTCCGGAGTTCACCGTGTCTGATGGCGCGATAGAAACGCCTAAAGAACAGATTGATCGTTTTATTCAGCAAGCGGAACAGCGTATATACAACACGGTGCAGTTTCCCTCATTGCGTAAAAACATGACGGGCAACGTTCAGTCTGGCAACAAGTACCTCAAGGCTCCTGACGATTACCTAGCCACGTATTCCTTGGCGGCGATTAGTGCGGATGGCAGCTACGAGTACTTGTTGAACAAAGACGTGAACTACATCCGTGCGGCGTACCCAAACCCCACTACAGATGTGGGCGTTCCTAAATATTACGCATTGTTTGGCCCCGCCATTGTTGGCAGTGCGATTACGAATGAGTTGACGTTTTTGCTTGGCCCAACACCCGATGCGGTGTACACGATGGAACTCCATTTCTACTACTACCCTGAGTCCATTACGACTGCGGGTAATTCGTGGTTGGGTGATAACTTTGACACAGTGCTCCTATACGGCTCACTGGTTGAGGCGTACACCTTCATGAAGGGCGAGACAGACGTACTCGCCGTGTACGATGGCAAATACAAAGAAGCCCTCGCGCAAGCTAAACGCCTTGGCGATGGTATGGAGCGTCAGGATGCTTATCGTTCTGGTCAATATAGACAGGCGGTGACTTAATGGCTTTTACGGGTAACTACTCCTGCAATACGTTGCGGACTGGGCTGATCAATGGGACGTTGAACTTCGCAACGGACACGTTCTATTTGGCGTTGTACACAAACTCGGCCTCATTGAACCAACTTACTGCGGCGTACACCCCGGATGGCGAGACTTCTGGCGGCGACTATGTGGCTGGTGGGCAGGTAGTAACAGCCTCGGTAAATACCGCTCTTGGCCCGAACAGCAGCACGATCTACATTAACTTTTCCAGCCCAGCTTGGACGGGTGCGATCACTGCTCGTGGGGCCTTAATCTATAAGGCTGGTGCAACCGGCGCTGTGTGTGTTCTGGACTTCGGAAACAACATCGTATCGGCTGGCACTTTCACCGTAACGATGCCTGCTAACACCAGCACGTCCGCACTCATTAGACTTGTATAAAGGAAAAATATGGCACTGGTCACAACCACCAAAGGCGAAATGGACGAATCTCTTCTTGAGAAAAAAGAGGGCTTCGTTGATAATGACAACGAGTACACGACTTGGGTCGAGTATTGGTTAGAGGGCGAACTTGTTCACCGTTCGGCGCATGTTCAATTGAAAAAAGCAGTGTCATTCGTAGCCGAAGCTGCATCTTTTACTTAAGGAGCCTAACATGGCAAATACTCAATCAATGGTCACGGGGTTCATGGGTAAGCTCATGACTGGTACGCACAATTTCGGCGTGGGCGTCATTCGCGCAGCCACCACTGCGGACACTTACTACGGTGCTTTGTTGCTGGCAAGCGGCACGTTCAATGCTTCGTCTTCTGACTACACCGGCACAATTGGTGCTACCACCATGTCAGGCGAAGTGTCTGGTACAGGCTATACCGCTGGTGGTGTGCCGATTACCAACGCAAACCCTCCTACTGCGACCAATTCGTCTGCAACTGCGGGTGTGGCTTTCTGGACTCCCTCTGCTAGTATCACCTACACAAGTGTGACGCTTGCCACCGCATTTGATGCTGTGATGATCTACAACTCCACACAAGGTACCGGCGGCGCATACCCTGCTGTGAGTATCCACACATTTGGTTCGCAGACAATCACTGCTGGCACGTTTACTTTGACGATGCCAACAAACAACACTACAAATGCTTTGATCCGCTTGGCTACAACCTAATAGGACTGGCGGGGTAACCCGCTAGAGTAGCCATGTTTGGAATCTCCGCATTCGCTGAAGCGCCATTTGCCTCGCTTGCGGGGCAGACGATTGTTGTCGATATTACCGGCGTCTCTTCATCGGGCGCGGTAGGAAGCGTCACGGTTGACGTAAATGTCCTGCTTACGGGGGTATCGGCTTCGGGTTTAGTGGGTACGGTAGCGGCAGACGCAGTAACTTCGATTACTGGGGTTGGGGCGCTTGGTGCAGTAGGGGACGTTACAGAGACTAACAGCCCGGATGAGACTGGGGTGCTGGCTAACGGCGCGGTAGGAACGGTCTTAATGGGCGAACGGCTCGTTGCTCTGACGGGTGTTGGGGCAACTGGTGCAGTTGGTAGTGTTGACTTTTCCTACGCGGCGGTCTTGACGGGTGTCGGGGCAACTGGTGCAGTAGGAACGATTATCCCCGGTAAAGAGTTTGGGATTAACGGGGTACAAGCATCAGGCGCGGTTGGTACGGTTGACTTCTCCCCTATTCCAGATGGTGTTTCAGCCTCTGGCGCAGTCGGGACTGTGGGGATGGGGGAACGGTTTGTTGCCCTGACTGGTGTGGAAGCCTCTGGCGCGGTGGGTAATGTTACTGAGACCAACAACCCAACTGAAGATGGTGTAGTGGCTACTGGCGCGGTTGGCACCATTACGATGGGCGAACGGTTTGTTGCTCTAAGCGGTGTATCGGCAAGAGGTCAAGTTGGGACGTTCGATGAGTTTTATTGGACGACAATTGATGACAGCGAGACACCAAACTGGCAGAATGTCGAAATGACGGTGTAAGGATTAAATATGGCCCTTGTAATAGCAAATCGAGTAAAGGAAACCACTACCACGGCTGGTACGGGAACGGTGACTCTGCTTGGAGCGTCTACAGGGTTTCAGTCCTTTGCAGTGATTGGGGATGCCAATACAACCTATTACGCCATTGTCGGTCAGACTGGTAACGAATGGGAAGTTGGTGTTGGTACATACACCTCCTCCGGTACGACACTGGCGCGTACAACTGTCTTGGCCAATAGCGCGGGAACTCAGCCTACAGCACTGACGTTTTCTGCTGGCACCAAAGACGTGTTTGTTACGTACCCATCAGAGTATTCGGTGAGTTCCACAAACAACCCGGGAACGGCTGGACAACTGCTTGTGTCAAATGGCGTGGGGGTTGATCCTACGTGGCAAACGTCCACTGCTGCCAGTAAATCCTACGCGCAAGCCATGCGTATTCTTGGGATATAAAGGAGCATCATGGCAGTAACCAATTTCTCCCCGCTCCTTGGTCTGGCTCTTCCAACCACGGGTGACCTGCAAGGTACTTGGGGTACAACAGTCAATGACTCCATCACAAACCTGATTGATTCGGCGGTTGCAGGTACGACTACGCTTTCGGCCAACGCGGATGTAACTCTCTCAACGACCAACGGCGCGGCCAACCAAGCTCGTAATGCCGTCATCTTGTGGACAGCCAGTAACGGTGCAACCACCCGAAACATCACGGCTCCAGCCCAAAGCAAAGCCTATTTGGTCATTAACGCTGGCACTGGCTCTATCGTTATTCGCGGCTCTGGCCCAACGACTGGCGTAACAGTCGCCGCTGGTGTTCGTGCTTTGGTGGCTTGGAACGGCTCTGATTTTGTGAAGATTGTCAGTAACCCAGTGGTGTTGACAACGGACGTTTCTGGCGTTCTTCCAGCCGCCAATGGCGGTACGGGTCTAAGCGCACCGGGGGCCAGTGGTAACTTGCTGTCGTCTAACGGGACAGCTTGGGTTTCTTCCCCCAGTGCTGGCGGAATTTCTGCTGGTAAATCCATCGCATTTTCAATGATCTTCGGTTTCTAAGGAGCTTTAAATGGCAAATCCCAATATTGTTGCTGTAACCGCCATTTATGGCGTTACTACATACCTCACTCCCGGCGGCACAACTGCACTTGTCCTGCTGCCTAACGCCGCTGCATCTGGTCTGGTCTTTAAGATTAACCAGATCGTGGTGTCAAACACTACAGCTTCTGCGGCTAACGCTACGGTGTCAATCTACACCAACGGCGCAGTGGCCCAAAACGGCGCTCCTTCAAGCGGTACGGCATACCCGATTGTCTCAACGGTGTCAGTTCCGGCTAACGCCTCCCTGATTGCTGTTGATAAAACAACTTCCCTCTATTTGATGGAAGGTACGTCAATTACGATAACTTCGGGTACAACAAGTGCGCTGACCTTCAGTATCTCATATGAATCTATCGCAAGTTGAGGGGTAACCCATGTCGATGCGCCATCAAGCTGGTATTGTTTTACCGGGGTATAACCCGTTGAAGGTCGCCAACGCGCCGACTATTGGCACTGCTACGGCGGGCGATACCCAAGTGTCCGTAGCGTTTACTGCACCAGCATGTGTTGGCGGCGGGGCAATTTCTTCGTACACGGTATTTGCTAATTGCGGAGTAAAGACAACTTCTGGCGCATCCTCACCTTTAGTTGTTACCGGATTAACAAACGGAACCGCATATACGTTTAAAGCTATTGCCACAAATGCGTTTGGCCCGAGTTATCCTAGCGCGGCATCTAATTCAACAACCCCCACCATTCCTACGGGGCAGCAAGCGTATACCAGCGTAGGTACGTTCTCATGGGTTGCTCCTGCCGGGGTAACGTCTGTAGCCGCAGTTGCTGTGGGTGGAGGTGGGTATCTTTCGGGTCCCGGTAAGGCTGGTGGCGGCGGCGGTGGGCTGGCATATAGAAATAGCGTGTCAGTTACACCCGGCAGTTCCTATAACGTCGTTGTTGGTGGCGCTCAGTCAGACAGCAGTGTATTTTCTATGACCGCCGGGGGTGGTAAAACGTACGCATACGCGTGTTGTTTAGGGCGTCAAGGCACTGGGGGCGCACCAAGCGGTACATATACCGCCGGATATTCTGGCGGTACTGGTGGGGCAAATAACCAATCAGGTGGCGGTGGTGGCGCGGCTGGATATGCGGGTAATGGTGGTAATGGTGGAACAAGTGGCCCGCCCAATGGTGGCTCTTGCGCCACTAGGCCGGGTGCTGCTGGTTCTGGCGGTGGCGGTGGCGGTGGTGCAGGACCGTATTGCGGAAACAGCGGTGGCGGTGGCGGTGGCGGTGTAGGCATTCTTGGGCAAGGTTCAAGTGGCTCAGGAGGCTCCATATCAGGAAACAATGGTACTGGCGGCGGCGGCGGCTCCGGCGGCGCTACGGGGGCGACTGGAGCTACTCCCGGTGGCGCAGGTGGCCTGTATGGTGGCGGCGGTGGCTCAAACTACAACGGCGGTCTAGGCGCTGCTGGGACTGGGGCTATCCGCATCATCTGGCCCGGAACCACACGTTCATTCCCATCAACTTGTACAGGGAATCTCTAATGCCTAATTTCTCAGGAATTTGGACAGTCACCCAACAGATGCAAGCGCGTGGGGCTAGTACATGGCCCGCAACGCCCGGTGCACCTACGATTGGTACGGCTACAAACGCAGGCCCCACTTCGATCTCGGTTGCTTTTACCGCCCCCACTTGTACTGGCTTTCCTGCAAGTGTGACTGGGTATTTAGCTACCTCAACCCCCGGTTGTTTTACTCAAACAGGCGCGTCTTCGCCTTTGGTTGTGACTGGTTTAACTACTGGTACTTCATACACGTTTAAAGTCAAAGCAACTAATGCTACTGGGTATGGCCCATGTAGTGCGGCGTCTAATTCCGCAGTTCCTGCTACCCTCGTGGGTCAACAGGCTTATATAACACCCGGTTCATATTCATGGGTTGCGCCCGCTGGAATAACCTCTGTTTCTGTTGTCGCGGTTGGCGGTGGCGGTGGAGGCCGGGGGGCTGGCGGCGGTCTTGGTTACAAAAATAACGTTTCTGTTAGCTCTGGTTCTTCCTATACGGTGGTAGTGGGCAGCGGCGGTGCTGGAGCCTCACCCCCGCACGGGGGCACGGATAGTTATTTCAATAGCAGTGGAACCGTTAAAGGAGGCGGCGGCGGTGCAGGTCTTGGCGGCATCTCAAAACTTGGCGGTACATTTACAGGTGACGGTGGCGGCAACGGAGGAGCGTACGTCTGCGGGGGCACAGGTAATGCGGGAAGCGGTGCCGGTGGGTACGCTGGAACTGGTGGTGAGGGTAAAACAGGTTTTGGTTTTACTGCCGGACAAGCGGGCGCGGGCGGTGGCGGCGGCGGCGGCGGTTCTGATATATTTTGTTTTAGCCCTTCCGGAGGGGGTGGGGGTGTCGGCATATTAGGTCAAGGCTCCAACGGCGCTGGCGGGAATAGCGGTTGCCCGCAAGGAAAAGGCGGCTCTGGGGGAAACCCAGCCAGCAGCGGTACCGGGGGCAGTTACGGAGGAGGCGGTGGCGTTGGAGGCTGTTTTCGACCCGGCGCTGGTGGCGCTGTGCGTATTATTTGGCCCGGCAACACCCGCTCATTCCCATCTACTTGTACAGGAAACTTGTAAATGAGTATTCAACAATTCCCCGGTGGCATCATTACTCAAAACCCAACGGCTCCAACAACTTCGGTAGCCAAGGGTATCTGGACGCTTGACCAAGCACAGGGTTACACCAAACAAGGTATCTGGCCTAGAAGCCCCGGCGCTCCTACGATTGGTACAGCTACGGCTGGGGCCGCAGGGTCGGGTACCGCGACTGTTGCATATACAGCGCCTTCCGATACGGGTAGTGCAGCAATTACGGCGTACAC